GTTCATTAGAACTAGATCGATCTTATCGATTTCGCCTTGACCAGATCATGAACTGGCGTCCTCAGAAATGAGAACTGCGCAGTCTGATCTTTCATCCGCTTCGTGACCGTGTCTGCTCGCTACTGGGACCCCTTCACATCAGAAAATGATGTAAGGGCCAGAGCCAACCAGACGGCACCCCAACTTTAAAACAAAAACCATGAAGAAAAACATAAAAATGAATTCCTTTATGGCGATGTTAAAGAGTTTAGGTACCTTCGGAGTAGTTAAAGAGAAGATGTTCACTGTTTCACAATTGTGAAAAGTGGTGAAGCTTCATATAAGAGCAATAATATTGCTTTCATATGGAACTCCATCATCTGTCCCGTCAAGAGCTAAAGTTCTACATAACCTGATCCTCTACATTTGTAAGATTGATAAGCATCATGGTTCTTTAATCACTGTAAAGTGACTTAAAGCTAACCACGTTGCCCTTCAAAAATACTTAGGTGGGGATCAGCTCGAATCTCTTCGAGGTTTAGAACCAGGTCTTCCTTTGCCTAGATTGTATAACGGTTTACCTTCTTGTATTAATAAGAAGGATCGCCGAAAAATACAACGAGGGCATACTAAGACAATTCAATTTTGATTGAGTTGTTTTAGTCTGTATAGAGTGTTAAAATCGGATTTTATTCCAAAATTACAATCTATTACAGGGGATTACACTGGTGATAAAGCCTTTTCATGGGAGTTATTAGACTATATTGATGATGCTCCTCGAGGGAATTACTTTTCAAGATTGAAAAGTTATGATTCCTGAAAGGAGAAAATCAATTTATGTCCAGATAACGTTGCCTTTATTCAAAGTTCCTCGCCTTCGAATCGAGTATCTTGACACGGTCTTTTATTTGACAGTGTCGCGATGCAAAATTCGTCTGTTTATAAGTTCTTTAATAATTATATTGCTTTAATTAAAGCAAATAATTTTTATCGAATATATAAACAGGCTCTTTCTTTAGCTGATATCCTAGGAGTTGATCATTTAAACCGTAAGGTTTCGATGGTTAATCCCTTAGGACAATTAGCCTTTAAGGAAGAGGCAGCGGGAAAACTTCGAGTATTTGCTCTTGTCGACGTATGAACTCAATCTTTGTTAAAACCTCTTCATTCTACATTATTCGCATTACTGCGTTTAATTCCGAATGACGGGACTTTTAACCAAGATGCTTCTGTACGTCGGTCTTCAGAGAAAGCAGAGATCGCGGGTTGTGCTTATTCTTTTGATTTAAGCTCAGCCACTGATCGTCTTCCTATCATATACCAATCAGCCATCCTTGATCGAATTCTACCTTTTAAAGTAGGAAACGATTGAGCTGGTCTGTTGGTTATGAGGGACTACTTTCTTCCGAAGGGAGCAGATAAGTATAATATAACTGAGAAATCAGTTAAGTATACTGTAGGGCAACCCATGGGGGCTTTGTCGTCATGAGCGATGTTAGCTTTGACTCATCACTATCTCCTTCAGTATTGTGCTTCAAAAACACAAAAGACTTTAGGATGATATGAGAATTATGAAATTCTCGGTGATGACTTAGTTATCTTTGATCACGAAGTAGCAAAAGAATATTTGGAATTAATGAAGAAGATTGGATTAGAGATTAATCTCTCTAAATCTATATCGTCTCCATCAAAACCGGTATTCGAATTTGCGAAACGGACGGTGGTACAAGGTTCAAATGTATCAGGTTTATCAATTAAACAATTGATATCTGCTACATCGATTGGATCAAGAATTGCAAATATTTTATATTTTGCAAATCTAGGTCTAATTAGAACTAACACCATTTTATCAACACTTCTAGGACGGTTTTACAAAACAGACAAAAAGTCTGTGATGTTACCTTCATTAGCTCTATTAGGAACTCTTTTCAAATCTGAAAAGATTTCGCTGAAAGCGTTAATGACAGTGATGATCGATCCAAAGGATGATTGCTTTGACTTTAATGAGTCAGAGTTTTCATTACCTTTGAAAACGATCATAACCGCCCAGAAGGAATTGTTAAACAATAAAGTCGAGAGACTAGAAACTTTCGAACTTTCAGACTTGGAAACAAGGACTGAAGTTTGAGATGAACTAGAATCTGACGTTACTGCGTCTGTTCTTCTAAAAGCACTACAAAGAGCAAAGGAGTTGGAAAATTCATATAATGAATTAACCGAATCCGGAGCTCTCGGTGGATGCTTGGTGAAGAACAGTGATCTCCTCCTCTCAGGTCAACTTACTCTACGTGCGTCTCAACTTGATGGTTGAGTCACAAATTTGATCATTAATAATGACAAATTTGATACGTATGAGCTTGTTGAATGAGTGGAGAAAATCGCTTATGACCATGCGAAATACCCAACTATTTCATTAGCAGACGCTATATCTATATTAGATAAAGTCGAACACTGATGAATGAAGTTTGACATTGTCCAGAAGCCGAAAATTTCGACTGCTGAGACATTGTCTCCGGTATTTTCATGACTCTCGGCCTCCCAAGGGAATTCGAGAACAGGTTATTTAGTAGAACGAAAGTTCGCAGCCACTGACTATTAAGATAAAAGAAGTGTTGAGTCTGTTAAAGACTAACAACTTAGGGTGAACCCCGATCTTTTATGCTAATAGCTAAGCTGCACGACGGAATGCCTTTTTAAGGACTCCGACGGTGTACTAAAC